ATGAAAGAATGCCTAGTTATACTCCTAAAATAGATTTTGAAAGAAATCGAATAATGGGAACAGTTGATAATATTGATGCAATGGAACAAGCAATATATTTAATATTGCAAACAGAAAGATATGAATCAATAATTTATAACTGGTATTATGGAGTCGAATTTGATACTTTAATAGGAAAAAGCAGAGAATTAATAGTTTCAGAACTAGAAAGAAGAATAAGAGAAGCTTTAACAGAAGATGATCGAATTAATAGAATATCTGATTTTGATATAGAATTTACTTCTGATAAAGCTATTGTATCATTTACAGTTAATACTATTTTTGGAGATATTGAAATATCAGAATGGGAGGTGTTAGTATGATAGATGAAATTCCAACATATGAAGAGTTATTACAAAGATGTCTTGATAGAATTCCAAGTACATTGGATAAAAGACAAGGATCAGTAATATACAATGCATTAGCTCCTTGTTGTGCAGAATTAGAACAGTTGTGGATTAAATTAGCATCTACTTATGAATTAGTATTTGTTGATACAGCAGTTGGAGAAGCATTAGATGCTTTAGTTAAACAAAATGGTATGACTAGAAAAGAAGCAACTCATGCATTAAGAAAAGGTGAATTTAGTATGGTAGTACCTGTTGGATCTAGATTCTCAGATGGTACATTAAGTTATATAGTTGTTGAAAATATTTCAGGAACTAATAATTCAAGACTTGAATGTGAAACAGCTGGATCTGTAGGTAATACATATTATGGTTCATTAATTCCAATTAGTTATATTGATGGTTTAACAAGCGCAGAATTAACAGATATAATTGATTCGGGAGAAGATATTGAAACTGATGATGCTTTAAGAGAAAGATATCTAGAATGGGTTACAGCACCAGAATTTGGAGGTAATATTTCAGATTATCAAGTAAAAGTAAAAGCATTAACAGGAGTAGGTGGTTGCAAAGTTATTCCTGTATGGGATGGTGGTGGAACTGTTAAGTTAATTATTAGTAATAGCACTTATGGAGTTCCAGATCAAAGTTTAATTGATTATGTTCAACAAGAGGTTGATCCTACAGGAGATCAAACAGGTTTAGGAATTGCACCAATAGGTCATGTGGTTACAGTAGTTGGCGCAGAAGCAGCTAGTTTAACAGTTGCTTGTGAATTGGTTTTAGAAACAGGTAAAACAATAGCAGATGTACAAACTTTAATAGATGATGTAGTTAAAAATTACTTCACTTATCTAGCAAGTACATGGGATTCAAATGAAAATCTTATTATAAGAATATCACAAATAGAAACAAGAATCTTAGGAGTAACAGGTGTATTAGATATTAATAGTTTAACTGTTAATGGTACAACTAATAATATTCAATTAACTTCTACTCAAATACCTGTTTTGAATGGAAGTGTTGATATAAGTGTCTAAGATTAATGAATATTTACCTAAAGTTCTACAACCAATAGAAGAATATAAAACCACAAATGAGGATCTAGATATAGAATTAGATTTATTAGATTCTCAAATAGATAGCATATTAAAAGAAGTTATTGCAAATACTGCTTCAGAATATGGAATCCAAAGATGGGAAAATAGTTTAGGATTAACTCATTCAGAAACAGATTCATTAGAATTAAGAAGATTTAGAATAACTAACATTCTTACTAATAAATTACCTTATACTTATCGTTGGTTAAGAAATAAATTAATTGAAATAACTGGAGATAGTTCAGGATGGGCTTTAAATATTGATAATGATAATTATACAATAGTTGTAACTTTAACTCATATGGATTTAGATATGATGGCAGAAGTTCAAAAGAATTTAAGATATGCAATACCTGCTAATATGATATTAGAAATGGGTTCTGATGAACCAATACCTAGTGATTTAATCAGAGTAGGAACTGCAATGCAAGTTGCTACTAAATGGTTTATTACAGGTTATGTAGATATTAACTTTAAAACTTATGGTCAAGTAAGAGATGGTTATACTTATACTACATTGGAAGAGTTTGCTTACAATGATCTAAGGACAGTTAGTTAAACATATAATAATTAATGTAAGGAGGAAAGAAATTATGGCTTATACACCAAATAATCACATATATTATCCAGATGATTATTCATTACCAGCTGACATTCCTGCAGATATGCAAAGAATGGCTGAATCAATTGAAGCAGATTTGGATACTATTAATGATTTAATTGAAAAGCTAAAACATTCTGATACTGGAAGAGTATTCGGAATAAAAAGATTAGTTAAAGATGCAAATAATGCAGAAAACACAGATCCAACTTGGACTAAAATCTTAGATAATGTTGGATTAGTTGCAAATGCAACACATGATGGAACAGCTGTAGTAAATGATTATGATACTATAGCACCTTGGTGTAATATTAGATCAGGAGAATATGATACATCTACTCAAAAGTTTGTTAGATATATTGATGATATTCTATTTGATATTACATCTACTACTTATGAAATAATGACAGAAATTCCTGAATTATACATAGGTAGATATTATGCAGTTGAAGATGGAGCTACATATGAATATAGATTTATATCAGCTACTAAGCAACCAGGTTTATTGCATAGTAAACCTATTGTAGGTGGTAGATTTAAAGCTTCTAAAGATTCAAATAATAAGCTTCATTCACATTCTGGTGAAGTTCCTGCTACAAATATAACTTTAACAAACTTTAGAACATATGCGCATAATAATAATGCAAAATGTGGTATAGAAGATGTTTGGTTTAGATTTGTATTAGAAACATTATATTTAGTAGAATATGCTCATTATAATTCACAAGATAAATTAGGTTTAGGTTCTGATTCAAGAAAATATTTAAAGAATCTAGTAGCTGGAACTGATGTTAATTTTGTAGTTGTTAGTGCTTCTACTGGATATTGGGTAGGACAAACAATCAGAATTGGTACTTCAGATGGAGGTACACAAAGAGCTGATGCAAGACATATTACAGCTGTTGAAGAATATAATGAAGGCGGAGTTACTGGTTATAAACTAACATTTGATGGTGCTGCTGTTACAGTTGCTGTTGATGATTATGTTTGTACAATGGCTCAAACAACAGGACAACTTAATTCATTAGGAATGAAATCAGGATGTCTTGTAAATGATGGATATCATTCAGTAATCTATCGTGGATTTGAAAATATTTTTGCTGACGTTTTTGAATTTGTTGATGGAATTAATATTAAAAATGGTACAGAAGTTTATGTATGTATGGATCCAAGTAAATATGCAGTTGATAAGTTCAATGATGGATATGAGCTTGTTGGTTATTCATTAGTTGGCGCAGAAGGATATGCTAAAAACTTAGGCTGTGATAATACTAAACCTTATGTAGCGCTTCCAGTTTCAAAAGGAGCAAACGATCATACAGGAACATGCGATTACACATATCAAACAACAAGCGGAAATAAAATCGCCTTTGTTGGTGGTAGTTTCGTCAATGGTTTGCTAGCTGGTTTGTTCTATTGGTTTTTGGGCAATGGCTCTTCGTATGCGGGTTGGTACTATGGCGCTCGTCTTCTTATAAATCCCTAGGCTATAGAATGCTCTTAATAGTAAGAGCGTTCTTGTCAGGACTAGAGATTTAACAATTTAATTAAACTGATAAATTATAGGGACTTGAGATGCGTGAGCGCCTATGTTGGTGGTAATTTCAACAATGGTTTGAAAGCTGGTTTGTTCTATTGGAATTTGAACAATGGCTCTTCGAATGCGAATTGGAACTATGGCGCTCGTCATCTTATTAATAAAATTAAAATAAATAAACGTCTCAGCATCTCATTTTCCTTGGCACTTGCCAAAAATGCGACCGACTAGGGACCGTTTAGTAAGAAATTGAAAAACGGTGAGGTTAATAAGAATTTTAAAAAAATAATAAGAAGTGGTTAACATATGAAAAGAGTTGGTTATGTTTTTGAGAAAGTAGTTGATATTGATAATATTAAAAAAGCTATTGTAATGGCTTCAAAGGGTAAATTACATAGAAGAAATGTACAAAAGATATTAGATAATATTGATTTTTATGCTAAACAATTACAAGGCATGATGGTTAATGATACATTTAGTACTTGTACTTATACTAAGAAAAGAATACTTGATGGAGCAAGGCAAAAAGAACGAGAAATCTTTAAACCTGCATTTTATCCAGATCAATGTATTCACTGGGCTATAATGCTTCAGTTAGAATCTATTTTACAAAGAGGAATGTATGATTGGTGTTGTGCTTCAGTAAAAGGTAGAGGTACTCATTACGGCCAAAGATATGTTAAGAAAATTCTTAAAAATGATCCTAAAAATACAAAATATTGTTTACAACTAGATATTAGACATTTCTATCCAAATATAGATAGAGATATTCTTAAACAAAAGTTTAAGAGAATAATAAAAGATCCAAAATTACTAAAATTAATATTTAAGATAATTGATAGTGTTGAAGAAGGAGTTCCAATAGGAAATTACACTTCTCAATGGTTTGCTAATTTCTATCTACAAGATTTAGATCATTTTGTAAAAGAGAAATTAGGAATTAAATATTATATTAGATACATGGATGATATAGTCTTATTTAGTGGAAATAAGCGTAAGTTAAGAAAAGCTAAACAAGAAATAGAGAAGTTTTTAGCAAAAGAAAAGCTTCAATTAAAAGATAATTGGAAATTGTTCTTAACTGATTCTAGACCATTAGACTTCTTAGGTTTTAGATTTTATAGAGATCATATAACTTTAAGAAGAAGAAATGCATTAAGAATTAGAAGAAGAGCAAGAAAAATAAAGAAAAGATATATGAATGAAGGATATATTACATTTGAAGACGCAGCTGCAATGGTTAGTTACTTTGGATGGATAAAAAATTCTGATTCATATAAATATTACTTTAAGTATATAAGTAATTATGTAACATTAAAACAATGTAAGGAGGTAATTAGAAATGAAAGTAATATCAGACGTAAGACCAGAAAAACTAGAGTTCGAAAATCAGGTTGGTGGCACAATAGATGTAATATTCAATCTAAACATCGAGGAAATAGAGGTTTTTGATGAACAAGGAAATCCTAAAACTAATTATGAATATGATCAATATAGAGTTCAAAAAGGATTTCATATTGGTTTAGATAAAGAAATCTTAGCAAACTTTGATAGATATGCTCAAGAAGCTCAAGATATTGATTATGAAAAAGTAGCAAATGAAGTAAGAGTTAAAAGAAATGCTTTATTAGATGCTACAGATAAAGATATGGCTTTTGATAGATTAGGAATTAATATTGAAGATTTTCAGATTCCAAGCTTGTCATTAACAAATATAATAACATTTGTTAAAACATTAGCAGAAGCTGTTAAATCTTTAGGTAATATATTCAAAAATGTTTCTGATTCAGATATAGCAAAATATAGACAAGCATTGAGAGATATTACTGAACAACCTGGATTCCCATATAATGTAGAATGGCCAGAATTAAAGAAAAATAATAATGAATAGGAGGTTGAACAATGTTTGACGGATTAAAATTAACTAATAAAGGTATTGAATTATTAGCTGCTATACTTGCTGGTCATACTGTTCAATTTACTAAAATTAAAATGGGTGATGGAAATGAACCTTCAAACTTTATGACTTTAACTAATTTAGTTAATGTAAGGCAAACATTGAATATCGCCAGAAAAGAAATAGTAAATAATACAATATTAAGAATTGGTGCTAACTTGAGTGGTTCTGATGTAGGTTCAGGATTTTATTGGAGAGAAATAGGTATATTTGCAAAAGATCTTGATGGAGATAATACAGAATATCTATTTAGTTATGATAATGCAGGAGCACAAGCAAGTTACATTCCAGCAGGAGGAATTGTTACAGAACAATTAATAGACTTAGAAATAACTGTAGGAAATACAGATAATATTACAGTAGTAATAGATGAATCATTAGTTTTTCCTACAATAGAAGAAATGAATAATGCAATAACAACTGCTATAACAAGTGTAACTACTAATTTAGGTGGTCAAATAAATACATTAAGTACTAATTTAAGTTCTCATACAGGAAATACAAGTAATCCACATAGCGTAACAGCATCTCAAGTAGGATTAGGATCAGTTCAAAATTATGGTATTGCTTCTCAAGCAGAAGCACAAGCAGGTACTGCTAATAATAAATATATGACTCCATTAAGAGTCAAAAATGCTATTGATCAATTTGTAACAAGAGCAAATCTTCAAATAGATAATGTACAAAATTATGGTTTAGCAACACAATCAGAAGCAGAAACTGGTACAAGTAATGTTAAATATATGACTCCATTAAGAGTTGCTAATTATGTAACAAGTAAAGTTAATGCAACATTTGTTGGATTAGGAAATGTTAATAATTATGGTATAGCAACACAAAATGAAGCGCAAGCAGGATCATCAAATGCAAAATATATGACACCATTAAGAACAAAAGAATTATTAGTAGCATTAGGAGTACAAAGTGCAGGTAATATGAAAATAGTTGTTTCTAGTTCTCAACCATCAGTAATATCAGGAACAACACAAATATGGATAAATACAGCAAGTTAAGAATAAAGGAGGTGTAATAGATGGCATCATTTAATGAAGTTGATGGTAGTGCTTATTGTAATGTCTCTACAACAGTAGGTGCGGAAGTAAGAAATATTTCAAGAAATGGCAGATCTGTTTATTTTGAATATAGAGCTTATATTTATCAATCAACTAGTACATATACTTATAACTCCTTAGTATTATGGGTTGAGGGAAATAAGAATGTTTGCTTTAATAGTGGTTCTGGTTCTTCACATAGTTCTAAAGGAACTAAATACTATTCGAATTGGTATGGTAAAACAGTTGATATTGATACATGGG